CGGCTGTCGGCGGTCCAGCTCTGCGACATTACAGACTGGCAGGACATGCCGGAGCCGTATGCCGGATCGATTCTGGCGCCAGTGGACTGGAAGCCCTCTAATAAGTTCTCGGTGCTCAACACCGTAGAGGCGGCGGAGGCGATGTAATCAATGCGATACTTTATTAATCCAAAACAAGACGTGTTGGATTGGCTTCTAAAAATAGACGCCATACCGTGTACGTTACCGACGTTTTCAGAAAACGCCGGGCTTGGATTAGTGGTAGCGCACTTAGTGTCAGGGGCCGTGCTAGCAGAAGTTCTGCCATTGCGGTCGCAGGTGAAAGTCGCCTGCGGCGAAGGGGTACCACTGGGGCGTTTGTATTTCCAAATCCCGCGGGATCGGTTATACAGTGTCTGCCCCGACCTTCAGCCAGAATCTTTCAGGGGGGAAGCGGCGTAAGCCGCTCCCCCTTTTTTTTAGCTATTGGAGCTTGTATGCCGCAATATGGTGACCCGGCAAAAGAACGTTTACAGAACGGCCGGTCAATGGCTGATCTTATGCGTGGCGGTCCGCGGGGGTTAAAGGGCGTTGTCGTCGGGCCGTCAACTGGCGGCGGTACGCCTGTTAATTTTAATCCGCACGATCGTAACGCTATTGCTATTAACGTAGAACCAGACGGCATGAATAGTCAGTTAACACTTGGACAGATGACTGCCGAGCATGTATCGCAGGCGCTAGCCACGGCAAACAACTTAGTAATGGGCAACGATATCGAATCTATTAGGGAGCGCGCAGCCGTGGCATTCGAAGAATTGGCAAAGATATCTAAATCAGGGGTTCAGCGAGTGCCTATCAAACAAGCCGCTTTTGCTATTCCTAAGCCGCCGCCCGTACCGCCAGCGCAGCCACAGCACGCTGACGATGACGAAACAACGGCTATGATCGCCGAGCTAGACGCCGAAGTTGACGAGCTGGAGAAGTACGGCCGCCAGCCAAATCCGCTTATCAAACAGCCGACTATGCCCCCAATCGAGAAGATCGATAGGAGCTACAGCCCAATGGCCGCGTTTGGGCTTAAAAAACAACCTGCGCACATGTCGGCTACGCAACAGCCTGTCATTACAAAAACCGCGCAAGTTGGTCCGCCGCAGAAACTGCTGTACTTTGAAAAAGAAGGGATTGGCACTGTCCCGGCCTTTTTCCACGAAGTACTTGTTAACGTTATGCGTCAAGATGTTGATACACCGGAAGAAAGCGGCTTTTTAGTTCTTATCTACGACCTGCGTTTTGAGCAAAATGCTGCGCGCTGGTTTCCGCCGTCAAATGATCCGTATGGCCGACCGTGGGCTGTACAGATTAGTGAAGATAACCGGCTATACCTTGTTCACACGACCGGATTCCAGTATGTTTATGATAGCCGAGAGTATTGCGTTTTACTTGTCGAGCGGGCTGTTAGAGCGCAACCAACAGAGTAATAAACATGGAAAAACGCGGCATCATTGCGGACGGTATTACGCCGGCGACAGAAACAGATTCGCTAAAACACGATGTAGCCGGTATGCTTTCCGGTAAATCCACCGCAGAAAAGCAGGCTAAAGTTGTAGATTTAGACAACGACTTTCGCCGACGAGCTGCCGAAGCGGTGCGGACGTCAATTAACTAAGCGCAAGAGGCGTCATCGTGTCGTCATTACAACCTTCAGCGGGCATGGGCTATAACACCCTTGGCCGCGGCGCGCAGAGCGACGAGCGTTTCCCGGATCCGTTCTGCGACGTGGCCAGCCTGTCGATGCCCGAAAGCATCCAGTCTGCGCTGCGGTGGTGCGAATACATCATGAACGCCAACGGCCCGTATCGACAGGCCGTAGATCGCGTGGTGTCGTACTTTATTACCGACGTCGAAATCAATGACTCAGGCGAAAAAACGGTTGGGCGTGAAGAGAAAGAAAAGTTCCGTGTTTTTCTTGAAGACACGCTAAGCATTAAAAACGTATTGCACACCGTCGCACTCGACTACTTGACTTACGGTAATTCGTTCACAAGCCTACTGATCCCGTTTCGGCGCTATCTGTCGTGCAAGAAGTGCGGCTTAGAGATGCCGCTTGAGCGAGTTTACAATTCGTCGCAATGCGCGTTTAAATGGCAAAACTTTGAATTCACAGCAACGTGCCCGCATTGCAATCATAGTGGTGTTTGGCGCCACATTGACCGGCGCAGTGGTGACTCATCATCAATGACGGTCAAGCGTTGGAGCCCACACGAGATTGACCTTTTGTGGGATCCGTACACGAATGAAGCGTCTTACATCTGGAAGATGACTGAGGACTATCGCACGCTCATTCGCCAAGGGCATTTGCATCATTTAGAGCGCGCGCGCTGGGAAGTTATTCAAGCCATTAAAAACGGCCAGAACTTGATGTTCGACAAGGGCGTTATTTTCCATCTAAAGGAAGACGCCTTGTCTGGCATGCGTAATCGCGGCTGGGGTATTTCCCGTATCTTGGTAAATTTTCGGCAGGCGTGGTATGTGCAGATTCTGCACCGATATAACGAGGCTATTGCGCTCGATTATGTTATCCCGTTCCGTGTAATTACGCCGCAGCCGCGCGGTGGCGATCCCGCGTCTGGCGACCCTGTGCACTCCATCAATTTAGCGAGCTTTTCTTCTCGCGTTGCCGGAATGATTCGTGCCCGACGGTCTGATCCGGCGCGTTGGAACGTATTACCGTTTCCAGTGAACTACCAAGCACTCGGCGGCGACGCGACGCAGATGGCGCCACGAGAGCTGATGGATCAGGGTTTAGATACGCTGCTCAAATGTATTGGCATGCCTGTTGAATTATTTAACGGCACGCTGACGTTCCAAGCCGCGCCGGCCGCACTACGGCTATTTGAGGCAAACTGGAGCCACTTGCCGCACAACCTGAATCGTTTCCTTTCGCAACTTGTAGAGAACGTGGCGCGCGGGATGTCTTGGTCGCCTGTTGTGGCTAAGTTACAGCGTGTCACGCACGCCGACGACCTCAACCGTCAGATGGCAAAGCTGCAGCTCATGCAGGGTCAGCAGATTTCTAAGACTACAGGACTCAATTCTGTCGGTCTTGATTATGAGGAAGAGACAAAGCGGATGCTGGACGAGCAACGCATCTATGCCGAAGAGCAAGAGCGAATGCAGAGCGAGATGGCGCAAGCTCAGCAAATGAAGGCGATGAGTCAAGGTCCCGACATGATGACGGGCGCGGGCGATACAGGCTCTAGCGCTACTGGTCAACCGCAGCAGCAGCAACAAGCTTCAGCTGGTGGCGAAAGTGGCGGTGGTGGGCAACAGCAAGCCGCACCCGCCGGCCCGCCTCCAAGCCCTGTCGACCAGTTTTTGTCGCAGCGGCAGAACGCGCCAAATGTCCCACGCACGCCAGAAGATCTACAGGCACAAGCACAGACTATTGCAAATCAATTACTTGCTATGCCAGACGCGCAGAAAGACGCAGAGCTAATTAAACTCAAGCGCAGCGACCCAACAATGCACGCACTGGTTACCAGCATGATCGACGACATTCGACAGCAAGCGCGATCTCAGGGCGGGCAGATGGTGATGGCGCAGCAGTTCGGTCAGGGCGGGGGTGGCGGAGCACCGCCGCAATAATGCGCGTAGGAATCTACACCCATTACTCGCACTGTGACGCGGCGTATCTTGCTATACGCCTCGCGGACTTTTTACGGTCACAGCATATTGAGTGCAGTATTTACTCAGAAAATCAGCCCGGCAAGCTGAAGGTATCGCATGACAATACGGTACTGCATAAAAAGAAAATCAAGTACACGCACTGGGTACGCGGGCTGTCGACGGTAATCTGGACGCGGCCGCCCAAGCTGGAACAGGTCACGTATGCAAAACGGGCGGGTTGTACCACGTTGATTGTGCCGATGTGGCAGGAACTTGTGCGGCCATTTCGAAAGGTTATGCAGCGTGTTGACCATGTCGTGGCGCTGAATACCGAGTGTCGTGAATTGTTTACAACGGTCTACAAGTTCAAAAACGTAACAATGATTCCTTTTGATCCGGGATTGCCCGTGGTCAAGAAGCACAAACCAGTTGATCCAAAAAAGATAAAGATATTTTTACCGTGGTTTGACCGCAACGCCCGGTGCGCAAACAGCACTTTTCTTGGGTTTTTAAATTATCTTATTCTGCGCATGCCGGACGCGCAGCTCACGGTTGCGGTGTCATCGAGCAAGTTTTCGCCGGCAATTGCTAAGTTTTTTCAAACGCTAGATCATAAAACCGACGGTCGCGTTAAACTTGTGCGCAATGTGCCTGTGACAAAGAGGTTAGAGCTGTACACAAATCACGATCTGACATTTTATCCCGCCGAGTGCGACAACTATGGATTCTGCGCACTGACCTCAATCAATTGCGGCACGCCGGTGTTATCGTTTAATCTCTCGCCGCAGGCCGATTTTATTCAGCAGGATACGAACGGCGTGCTAATCAAAACAAAGATTGACTACGACGAAAATGGTGTGCCGCATGCAGCACCTGATTACGAGCGGCTGATTACGGGACTTCAAACATGCATTGCAGAACCTTGGCATATTGATAACTTAAACAAACGCGTCAACCACAATATAAATACGCGTCGCCGAGCTTTTGAGCTGGGCTGGCAAACGATTTTGCGGCTGGTTTGACGGCACACGGAGGTGCCAATGGATATCCCTGAAGATTCGCCGATGCGGCACACACTTGTGTTTGCAAAACAACATTACGGCGATAAACATACCAGCACAGGGGGAAGTCTATCGACGCATTGCATCGTTGTGGCGCGACAGGCGGAGACAATTGCGCAAAAACTGTATCAGGATGTGCGCGCTGATTTTATGCCTGACGACACGAAAGACAGCATTAGCGCTATTGTTCAAAGCGCACTCTTGCACGATGTTTTGAACGTTAGCGCCTGCGCGTTTGAGAATATTGCAGAAGTGGCCACTGTTCAAATTGCGGCAATGGTGGCGGACATTAGCCGCGATTTCCGGCTAGTTGAAACGAAACGTGATATGGAATTCCGCGGCCGTTTAAGCCAAAGTCCTGTTGGCGCGCAGATTGTCGTCGTGGCGGACATTATCTGTACAGCACGCGACATTCTTACTCGGCTGGAGCAGCAGGGTTTGGCATTTGTGCCGAAAGCTAAGAAAATTTTGACTCAACTCGACGGCGATCTTTTAGCCGTTCACGCCGCAAGTCGGTTTTACACTTTGCGTTTGTATGTGCACGCAGCACGAAATTTGCTGGCAGATGTGAGTCAAACAATAAAAGCGTGTAAAAACAAAGCAAAGCTTGACAAAATCGTAGCACAAAATACAAAGGCTCTTCGTGAACGTATAGCGGCGTCAAAAAATGCCGCAGAACCTGAAACTAAAAGGAAAAAGGTGCGCTATGCCCGCAAGAGACGTACTGAGTAATATCGGCGCAGATTATATCGCGAACACACCTGACGCCTCAGCAGAGAAAGTACAGGCGTTTTGTGAGTATGCTTCAAAATGGTTGTTAGATCGTGGTGTTGTTGGTTTGGGGCACACAGATAACGGAATGGCGCTGCGTTTTGCAGACGGGGAAGAGCTGCTGCTTTTTTCACGAGAGCTGTCTACTGACCTTCCCGCGGCAAAGGGTGTGCTGGGCATTACCGGCAACAACACAAGTAAGATCACGCAACCAATTCTTGGCGACTCACTTAGTTTTCAGATTACAGCGCGTTGATTACTGATATCTAAAACATTCGGAAAGGATTCCAGTGTTCGTTTGTTTCGAAGGTATAGATGGCGCCGGCAAAACAACGCAGGCGCGCATGCTCGCGCAGCGACTAAAAAAAGAAGGTGTCCCGGTGGAGTTAGTTGCTGACCCGGGCACCACGCGGATCGGCACGGCTATCCGGCAGATTCTGCTGCATAACGACGACCCTATTTCGCCGTCGGCACAAATGCTGCTGTTCTCGGCAGCGCGCGCAGAACTGGCTGCTTACATTCAGCAGCGCGTCAGCGAGGGCGTCGTAATTATCTGCGACCGCTGGTTGTTATCTACGCTGGTATATCAGGGCGAGATCAACAACATTTCGACCGAGCTAATCACGCACATTTTTCGTGAGACATCATACGTCTGCCCGGAGATCTGCTTTCTGCTGGACATCTCCCCGGAAGACGCCAAGGCGCGTATGGGAGATCCGCGCGATAGGTATGAGCGGCGGTGTATGAAAGATCGTGATCGAATGCGGGCTGCGTATCAAACTCATGCGCGCCATCGCCCGCACGCCAACACCGTTCAACATATTGCGGCGAACAAGACTACTGAAGAAACGCACGAAGAAATCTACGCTCTGTTCTGTCGGATTAATAAGGTATACGGCGCTCCTCTTACTTACGATACGAAAGCTGAAAGGATTTAGCATGAAAACGCGGGTTCACCCGAAACGAGCCGGTACGGAAAACAACCAGTACAACGAACGCGTTGAGTTTATTTTTGCGGCAAAAAAACTTGTACGGGCAAAGCAGCAAGAGTTCATGCTGACGCACGAGAACATACGGCGCGACGTTATTTCGGAGCTGACCAGTGTTTGCAAGACGTTGCACCAACTTGCGCAACGCTACGTACCAAACAACCCTAAAGCGTTTCAAGACTTCTCTGCGCTTTTAACAGCGAGCCGTAAATTGCGCAGTCTTGGTTTAAAGCTGGAGTTAGACGCGCACGTTAAAGCGCCCGTTGCGGTTACGGATAACTCGGCGGTGACTAGCTCGTTTGAGTACCGCATTTTGCGTAATAAGTTCATTGCGGCGCTGGCTACAATTGCTGACCTGACAACAAAACCGGCCCCACCGGGCGAGCCAAATGAAAACGGTTATCAACGCGGCGTTCGTGAGGGATACCGCCGTGCTAGCGATATCGCCATTCTTTTTCTTGAAGACATCCAACAAGGAGTGCACTAATGGCTGGTAAAAGCTTTTTGGCACAACTGAGCGATTTAAACCCCGACGCCATTTTGTTTGAAAATATGGAGTCGGCAATTATTGGATTGGGTTATGTGGGGCAGGCTGACCCTGTGGCGGTATACAGCCGCGCACAAATTTATAGTAAATTACTGTCTGACGGTTTATCGCGCGAAGATGCTGATGAGTACTATTTCAGCAACTTTGTAGCGGTCCAAGCCGGCAAATTTACGCCCGTTATTGTTGATGACATGGAAGAGGAATAAAGACCTGTGGCTACCGTTGTCGTAAATACGCCCGATCTAATAGAATTTAAGAACATTCTTGCGGGCTCAAATCCGAAAGAATCACCAACTGTGACGGTGCAGGCCGGTAATTGGGACGCCGGGGGTCACTCCGAGTCAGGCGTCGTTATTGATGTTTACGGAGCGCAGGCGCCGTTGTTAACTCCTGCTGATGCGCGCAAACTAGCTAAATGGCTTAACAAAGCTGCCGACGAACTTGAAGGCCCGAAAGCAAACAAAAAGCCCGGACACAAACAACGGCATTACGAAGAAGACGACGACAATAATTACTAGGGGCTGCGCAGACTATGGCCAACAAAAAGATCTCCGAGCTGCCGGCAAAAACGACCCCAACTGGCGCTGACCTGCTTCCGCTTGTTGACACTGCCACGACGCCGTATACGTCCAAAAGCGTCACAGCGGCTGCGCTCGTTGCGCTTATCGACGCCTCAAAAATTGGTGCCACCGGCGCAACCGGCCCTACTGGTGTAACGGGCCCCACCGGCGTAACAGGCCCAACAGGACCCGCACCAACTGTTGCGGCCACAGGTAACCCCAATGTTATTTTAATCGGCGGCGTGTCTGTAGCCGCGGCGCAGGGAGCTACTGGTCCAAGCGGCGCCACCGGACCGAGCGGGATGCAGGGCGCTACAGGTGTTGGCGCTACGGGCGCGTCTGGTCCAGCTGGGCTGAGCGGCGCTACAGGCGTTGTAGGCGTCACAGGTCCCACGGGTGCGACTGGGATGTCAGGTCCTGTTGGCGCAACAGGCATATCTGGTCCAACTGGTCCAGCAGCGCCTGACACAGTGTACGAGTTTAATGTTAGCTACACCGGCACATCGCCAACAAGCGTATACAACTTGCCAACTGGCTGGTCATACTCAATCGCGTCAAATGATATCACGATCACGCACACAGCGGGCAAAGAAGTTAACGACGTGACGTACTGGGGCTATACAGCCGGCACGAATCTGTGGCACGCACGATATCCTAGTGCAGCTAATGAACTTACTATGACTGGCAGCACAAAAACTACCGCATTCACAATTCGCGTTTCAAACACTGTAGTTGGGTGCGATTCCGGCGGCCTCGCACGGATTATATGCTTTTTCTAGTACACGCAGTAAAGTCGCGCCATGACGTTTCGACCGACAAAAATACTGCGTCTCACGATGGCGCAGACAGCGCCATATGCGTACTGGCCCAATAACGATGGCTGGCAGGGCTATCCGTATCAGTGGCAGACGACGCTCTACACGGTTACGCAGTCGCACGGTTCGCCAGCGTCTCGTACGCCGTATTTCTACGACGGATATGACGTCCATGTAGGTGACTACATTGTTACGTCTGGGCAGGGGCGTATTCTCAAGATTGTCACCATTACCAACCAAAATAGTGGTGCGGTGTCATGCATTGTTGAGGATGAGAATCGCGAAAATATCCTGCTTGATGAGACAACGAGTGGTGACGGCGGTATTCCAGATGGCGAAGGCATACTGTTTGAGGTCAAGAACGGCTGGCCGATTCTTCACCCGCTGCCCGATGCTTTAGCCGGCGCGCTACCGCCGTATTTCTCGGCGGACATCATAGCGCGGTTTATGAACTCTCGGCTGGATAGCGGCGGCGGTTCTGGCAGCGCAGGTGTTACTGGCGCGACGGGCGCAACCGGTTTGCAGGGCGCCACCGGTATTCAGGGCGCCACCGGTATTCAGGGCGCTATTGGTGTTACAGGCGCTACCGGTCTACAAGGTCCGCCGGGAAGAGACGGCGCAGGCGGCGGGTCAAATGACCCCATTTACGCCACAGGTGTGTTGTTTACGTATACGGGTTTAAATTACACAAATGTGGGCGATGCCGTACGTGATTTGCTTGGAAACACACTTAATGTAAATACAACGTCGCCGCAAGTGACCATGTACAACAACATTGGTCAAGTAGAGTACGGCACAGTTATTACGTCGGCGGCACTGAGCTGGAGTTTGCCGCAAGGCGTAATTGTATCGCAATCGATTGCTGGTATTGGGCCGTTGGATCCCGCAGTACGCAATTACGCTTTAAATAACATAACTGTTACGAATGACACAACGTACACATTGTCATACAGCCTGACATATCTTGGATTTGGCGGCACGGTCAGCAGCACAGCGAATACAAAAATTTCATTCGCTTTAAAGCGTTACTGGGGTTTGTCCGCGTCTGATACGCTTTTGGACGCTAACATTATCGGGCTAAACTCTGAATTTTCTACGACACGCGTACAGTCTCGGGTATTTAACCCGTCTGCGCAGTACATTTATTTTGCGTGGCCAACAACGCTGGGCGCCGCAACGTTCAAATTTAACGGGCTTAACAGTTCAGCATGGATTCTAACAACACGATTGTTTACGAATGCGGCCGGCGGCACAGTTCCGTACAATATTTACCGTAGCGAGTATCAGCAAAGCGGCGCAAATATTGCTATTGAGGTGCTGTAATGGGGTTAATTCGTGGCACAAATATCGGCGCGCCCGTTGTTCCCGGCGCAGACGCTGACCAGTTTCCGACGCATATCGATAAATACGGCGCCGGCGGCTATAGAGCCGTTGCAAATAACGCTGCCCGCGACGCTATCCCGCTCGCGCGCCGTCAGGCCGGTATGGTAGTATTAGTGATCGAAACACAACAAACGTGGGTGTTGGCTGACAATTTAACTACGTGGGTTGAACAAGTTTTAGACGGTGGCAATTTTTAAATTTTGAGGTGACAAATGTCTAGCGTACTACGTATTCGTCGGCGCATTACAGGCACGGCCGGCGCCCCCGGGTCGTTAAAAAATGCCGAGTTAGCATACAATGAAATTGAGAACGTGCTTTACTACGGGAAAGGCGATACCGGCGACGGTACAGCCAGTAGTATCATTCAAATTGCCGGCTCAGGCGCGTATGCCACCACAAGTTACGTCAGCACAAATTACGCGGCACTCGGTACCAGTAATTCTTTTGCCGCTGGGTTTACCAACACGTTTGCCGGTACGCTCAATGTTTCTGGCACATTTCAGATTGGTGGCACATCCGTCACAGCGACCGCCGCTGAACTGAATACGCTTGCCGGTGTCACAGCTGGTACAGTGTCGGCAAGCAAAGCGCTTGTAGTTGACAGCTCGCGCAATCTTGCGACCATCAATCAGTTGACTGCGACAAGCTTGCAGAATGCCGTAAGCAGTCCGACATTCACGGTCAGCAGTGCCGGTGCAATTGTGGGCGCTAGTCTGACGTCCGCAACAATCAATATTGGCAGCAGCGCGTTTACGGCGAGCAGTTCTTCTGCCTCGTTTACAACCTCGTTGCAGGCTGCATCTTTTTCGACGTCCGGTTCTGGAAACATCACATCCGGCGGCGATATTATTGCTACTGGAAATGTATATTCGTCAACAAGCAAAAAACTGGCCACAGAAGAATACGTCAATTCTGTGCAGCAAGGTTTAGACGTCAAACAATCTGTGCGCGCTGCTACGACAGCGAATATTACCCTTAGCGGCACACAGACGATTGACGATGTTGTGCTCGTGGTTGGCGATCGTGTTCTTGTAAAAAACCAAACTAATGCAACGCAAAACGGTATTTACGTCGTTGCCGCTGGTGCGTGGGCTCGCGCAACAGATGCCAATACGAACACGAATGTGACTGCCGGTTTATTTACGTTTATTGCCGAAGGTACAAAAAACAGCGACCAAGGTTGGATTTTAACGTCAGACGACACGATTACACTCGGCACGACTAGCCTGACGTTTACACAATTTACGGGCACTGGTCAGATCACCATCGATGCGGCTTCAACGGCAAACGTGACTGACGGCCTTGAAAAAGACGGCAATCAGCTGCGGCTTGACGTGCGTCTGAAACGTATTGCCAATTTGACGGGCGTCACGACTGACAAGCTCATTTATGTCAGCGGCACTGACACGTTTGCTACCACAGCGTTTACGTCAACCGGCCGCACGCTCGTTGGCGGCGCTGACGCAGCCGCAATGCGAAACACCCTCGGGCTGGGGTCGATATCTACGCAAAGCTCGTCGAACGTAAGCATCACAGGCGGAAGCATTGAAAGTGTAACGTTAGATAAAGTGACGTTAGACGGCGGCGTGTTTTAAATAACAAATGCCCACAATCATCAACAAACATAGCGAAACTGTAGGCGCTGTGCCGGCAGCAACAGTGATGTCGGTAGGTGAAATTGCCGTCAACACAGCAGACAAAAAGTGGTTTACAAAGACTATCAATGACGGTATTGTTTGTCTAAATCAACTGACTGTACTTGACGGCGGCGAAATTCAATTGTTTATCGCGTTTACAACGCCAGCAGGAGAAACAATTGTAGATGCGTCGGGAAATGAGATTCTGTTTTTCTTTAACGGCGACACGTTTGAATTTGTCTAAGGTGTGTTGTGGCTAAAGTAACAATCAACAATTTACCCTCGGCAGCGGCGGTGGGCACAAGTGTTGTTCCAGTCTCTACTGCTGACGGTTCCGCAACAAATAAAGTGACGTTGGCGGCAATTGCTGCGTTAGCTAACGGCACAGCCGGAGTAACTGGCGCAACAGGTGTTGGTGTAACCGGCGCAACCGGGCCTACTGGCGGTAACGGGGTAACTGGTGCTACTGGTCCCGCCGGGGCTGTTGGTTCTACGGGCCCCACTGGTGTTGTCGGCGCCACGGGTGTAACGGGTGTAACGGGTCCTGCTGGCGCTACTGGTGCTACTGGCGTTGGTGTAACAGGTGCTACTGGTCCCGCTGGGGCTAATGGTGTAACTGGTCCTGCTGGCGCTACTGGCCCTGCCGGCACTAACGGCGTTACCGGAGTTACCGGCCCTGCCGGGGCTACTGGCGTCGGCGTAACTGGGGCTACAGGCCCTACTGGTTTTGGCGCTACAGGCGCGACAGGTGTTGGAACTACAGGCGCTACTGGCCCTGCCGGGGCCACTGGCGCGGGAATAACTGGAGCTACTGGAGTAACTGGGGCTACTGGCGTTGGTGTAACAGGGGCTACTGGTCCAGCAGGTGCGATAGGTATAACTGGCCCAACTGGGCCTGTTGGTGTAACTGGCGCTACCGGACCGGGGGGTGTTGCGACATCATCTGCTAGCGGTATTACAGGCGCAAATGTTATTACAAACATTGTGTCAATGACGCAGTCGTCGTATGACGCTCTTGGGAGCAAGTCGGCTACCACCCTCTATATCATCAGCGGGTGATTTGTGGCCATCAATCTCGGTACAGCTACTCCCAGTAATTACAAACTCGGTTCCGCGAGTGTGTCTAAGATTTATTTAGGCACTACACAGGTGTGGCCTGTAGTCCCCACGGGTCCCATATTTACAAACGTATCCACAAGCGGAGTTAGGAATGTAGTCACCGGGTCTGGCACAAATGCTCTTGCGCTGAATTTTAGCTTCGCTTCGGGTGATTCTGGCAGTCCGTATGTCAATTTCACAACCACCGGAGATGCAGTTTTGACAGTTG